GGTTGGATATTCCGATCTAAAACAGGGCCGAAAATATGTTTACGACGTCATGAGCGAAAGGATTCAAGGTAAACGTGGTATTGGGAAAAAAATACTCGAAGCCGCACACGCAGTTGCGAACATTAACGCCGAATCAGGAAAGTAAATAACCAACTATAATTTAAAATACCAATCAAATGAAAGCAGTAATCTTTTTATTCGAAAAATCAGCTAAAGTGGTAGGCAATATCATAATCGCCACAATTTTTACGCTATGCATAGGTAGCCTTGGAGTATGTCTTTACAACCTCATCAAAGAAATCGTACGATGAGAACTTCATCAAAAATTTTCGGGATACTATTTTTAGCGCTGGCCATATTTGCCGCAGGTTGTGCCCTTTTTATTCCTGAAGCTGGCCATCAATGGTATCTCTCGGGTATATGTTGGATTGTCGCCTTCGCTCTTTTGGCCGACGCCTCTAAGAAGATCGAAAAGCACTCGCAATATTCTGGTAGTTAGTTAGTTTTTAGTTTTAGTCTTGATCGGGGGCGGTGTAAGCGACCGCCCCAATGATCAACCTTCAGAACAGCCAATTAAAGAGATTTAGCAATGACACCCTACGAATATCATAACGAGCAACTCGGAGTTCAGACCAGGTACCTGGTTGAAGGTCGGGATGCTGCCGGTCAAAGCCTTCAGCTAATCGGAGACAGGGGTCTAAGACACCGAATGGAAAACGGAACAGTCAAACGTCTACGCTCGCAGGGACCCAACACGCCAACCCTGGTTAAATGGTCGTCGCTTTCGGATGAGTGGCAAAACGCACTGATCGCTGCATTCGGAGAGCCTGTCAAACAAATCAAACAGTCACTTTTTGAAAAACACTACGAGCGCGACGCCGCTGCCTTCGACTTCTTTACCTCCTACCGTCTTGATGATGGCAGAATGCTTCCAGAGGATATTGTCGACGAATATACGCTGAACGCCTCGGTACTAAATGCAATCAATAAGATCTACACCCTCCGCTACAACAAACGGCTATCCATGCGCGGCAAGGTCTCCGACATTTGGAGCATCCTCACAGTCGAAGCCGAACGATTTAAAGATAAAGTGAATCACACTTTGCCATGTACCAACGTCGATGTACTCCGCCGTAAGTTGAGCGCTTACAAAAAAGAGAGTTACATGGAACTGATTCACAAAAACTGGTGTAACAAGTCAGCCCTCAAAATGAGTGATGAAATGATAAAGTTGCTCAATGATCTTTTCGCAACGCAAAGCACCAAACCGACAGCCACAGAGGTTGCGCGGCAGTACGACGGCTTCCTTGCCGGTTATGTCGAAGTAATTAACAACGCCACCGGCGAGGTTTACGACCCAAAGGAATTTCAGAAAATCAGCCAGGCAACCGTCTCCTCATATCTTGCAAAGTGGAAATTCAAGAGCGCAAACGAAACGCTCCGGAGCGGCGACCGTCAGATCCTCATGGGAAAATACAAACCTTATCATTCCCTGGACAAACCTCAATATTCAAACAGTATTATTTCAATCGATGACCGTAACCCGCCGTTCGAATATGCGAAAGGCAAACGCGTATGGTTTTACAACGCGCTCGACGTGGCAAGCAATGCATTTACGGTTTGGGTTTATGGCGATTCAAAGGATGGTATCATTCTCGACTTCTACCGTCAACTGGTCCGCAACTATACCGAGTGGGGTTTGAATATGCCGGCAGAGCTCGAGGCCGAAAGCTCACTGAATAGTTCATTCAAAAACACCTTCCTGCGCGAGGGCGCCATGTTCGAGCATGTAAGGATTGAAGCCAACAACGCCCGGGCGAAAATCATCGAGAGCAGGAACAGAGGTTTGCGCTACGATCACGAAAAAGACGACGAGGGATGGCTGGCCCGTCCGTTCGCACTCAGCGAATCCAATCAAAAGGGAAGCGCCGACGTTCCATACATCCCATATGATAAAATAATAAGTAAGTGTCTTAAACACATCGAGGACTGGAACAATACAGAGCACGACACCATCAAAGGAAAATCGCGCTGGGAGGTATTCGTTGAGAATCAAAACCCGAATGTAAAACCGACTAACTGGCGTGCCATCCTCCCTCACCTGGGCTACAAAACTGAAACATCCTGCAATGTGGGGATGATCAAACTACAAAACCGACAGTTTCTCCTAGGCGAAAACGGAAAACTGGCTTTCGGTGACCGTCTGACAAAAATAATGGAATGGGTTGAAGGTCGCGAGGTGGACGTTTACTGGCTCGACACCAACGAAGGCGCAATATTGAAAGCCCTAGTCTATTTACGCGGTACCGATCAGTGTATCTGCGAAGCCGTTCCAAAACCATCCTACAACCGCGCAAAAATCGAACAGACGCCTGAAGACTTCGAGGCTCGCGAACAGATGAGCAAATATGTGGCTTCGATCGATGGCTATATCAACAAAAACAAACGCACCATCGACAAAGTGACAGTGATCGATAACCGGCCATTGACACTCAACAATAAATTTTCAATCACCGGCCCGCGTAAACCGATCGTCGAATACACCGAGTCAGTGGAGATACTTCCAGACCTCGACGAGGAGTACGATTTAACCGGGATTTCAACATCGTTTAAAAGTTCATTAAAAGATAGATTCTAAAAACTAAAACGCTATGATCATTACTTCAGAATTCAAAGAAAAAACAGTTGCCGCATTACTCGCAGTACGAAGCAACCATTCCGGAAGCGACTCCGCTTTTGCACGGCAGTACTCAATCAATGCCGCAGTGTATAACAGGATCAAGAACGGCGAACGCGACGGCCTTTTGAAAGATGCCAACTGGCTAAACCTCGGACGTGAGCTCGGCGTCACAATGAACGAGCGCAAATGGAATACCGCCCGCACCGACGTGTTCACAGTGATTGAGGAGGACGTTAATTTCTGCAAAGAGTTTTCAAAAGGTAAAATTTGTGTCGACGATTGTGGAATCGGAAAAACCTATACCGCTAAATACCTTTCCAAGTCACTCAAGAACTGCTTTTACATAGATGCCAGTCAGGCCAAAACGAAACAACAGTTTGTCAGATTACTCGCCCGCACGATCGGCGTTGACGATAAAGGCCGCTATTTCGAAGTGAAGGCCAATGTCAAATACTATATCAAGATGCTACCGAAACCGGTGATCATCATCGACGAGGCCGGCGACCTTGACTACAATGCATTTTTAGAGTTAAAGGAATTCTGGAACGCAACTGAGGGTTGCTGCGGATGGTATATGATGGGTGCCGACGGCCTTCGTGAAAAGTTCGATCGCGGCATCGACAGAAAGAAGGTTGGATATAAGGAGTTATTCTCGCGCTACAGCGAAAAATACACCTGCATTGTACCGCCCGACCGTCAGGAACGCCTCACCTTCTACCGCAAACTGATCACTGATGTACTCTCCGTGAATATGGAGGATGCCACAAAACTGAATGCGATCGTAAAGCGGTGCCTTACGATGGATGGCGAGCACATCGGCGGTCTTCGGCGCGCAGAGAGTCTCCTGATTTTAAACACACAGGTTTAATGTCGAGGAGTCTGACAACCTCCAATTTGTTCGACAAAAAGCCGGAAAGAACGGTGAGTTTTCATAATGAGTTGCTGCAACAGGCAATTGGAGATGCGGAGGCGAAAGGGTGTTGGCTGGTCTATGGTCCGGAGAAAAACGGAAAGACCTGGTTTGCGCTTAAATTAGCGAAGGAGTTGGCAAGGGTTGAGAAAGTGAGCTACATATCCGCGGAGGAGGGTACCGACAAAAGCTTCCGCGATGCATGCGACCGGGCAGGGATCACAAAGTGCGACCGGATCATGTGGGATGAATACCTCACGCTCGACGAGATCATTGAAAAGTTTAACAAGCCGAAAACGGCACGCGTGATCTTCATTGACAACCTCACAATCTATGCCGACGAGTTTAAGAATAAGTCGTTTCGTGAATTCTTAAACTCGATGCCCGGCAAACTGATAATCTGCCTCGCCCACGAGGAGCGCAAAGAGCCTTACCCTGCCGTTGCAAGGATGGCAAAGAAACTGAGCAAGGTTTACGTTCAGGTGCGCGGCCTCAAGGCGTTTGTAACGAGCCGGTTTTCAACTGGCGGTGAATTGGTCATCAACGACGAAATGTCGGAATTGTACTGGGGAGAGTAAAGCCGGAATCAGGATTAAAGGATTAACAGAATTAAAAACAATGAATTATGAGAACGGGATGGATTAAACCAAAAGAGGATCTAAAGAGACAAGGAAGAAGATATAAGCTACATTACTCGCTTAGAAAGCTTGGAAACAAGGTAATTGCACAAAAAAAAACGGTTACGAAGCGACAGTATGAATTGAGTGATCTTGAAAATAAATACCTGGCAGAATTGGCCGGTTACGGATATGGGATTTGTGATAAATTATTCTAAAAAGTTATAAAATGAAAACAACATGCGACCGCCAGCAAGCCTGGCTTTTGAAAAGGTTCCACACAATGTGCACAAAGATTGGGATGACTCCGGAGGAGAAAGCGGCACTGATTGGCGGCTTCGGTGTTGAAAGCAGCCGCGATTTGAGCACCGAGCAGCTAACACTTGCCTGCGATGCCCTGGATAAACGTGTCAATCCGGAGC